AGAGGCACGTCCTCAGTTGCATCGCTGCCAAGCTCACCGAACTCCACGATGCCACCATTGACGATCGTGCGGATACAATCCTCGAAATCGTCAACAGTACACGTGCCCTCAGCGAACTTCATGTGAACCTCTTGCAGCTTCTGTAGACTCATGGCACTCAAGCCCTTCTGAGTCTCCTTGAGTCCATAGCCCTCAGCCTTACGCACACGTGATACCGACTCACTGAACGCCTTGGCTGTGTTCTTGCGATCACGCTGCATGAGCGTGTTGTGTTCTGCCCAGAAAGCAGGATACTGCTCAGCAAACAGCTTCTCCTGAGTAGCAGCATCCACTGACTTGCGAAGCTCAGCCATCTCACCGAACTGGAGACGTGCAGCTTCGATGATATCTGCGTCACCATTGATGCCGAAGATATTACGAAGCTCATACTCCTGCTCGATACTCAGGTTGCTCGTGCGGTCACCGTTATCTTCGCTCAACTTTTTCCCTCCCCTCGTTTCACTCGCTTGTTTTGGTGGTGATGGAGGTGGTTCTACTTGTCTGGTGTCAGGCGGAATAGTCTCATCAGGCGGCTCATTAGCGATGGGCGGGGTTTCTCTTCGCCAACCGCCTGTGATGGCTGGGTCGTTGATTCCACTTTCTTCATCGAGTCTTGGAGCAGGGGGGTTTCCGGTTCCTGGTTCGGAGTGTTCCCACTCTTTGGACTCATCGAAAACAAACCCACCTTCCTTTAGATGCTGAATCGTCTGCTCAGCTTGTTCACCATCTTGGCCTTGTTCCTTGAGGTATTCGATGGCTGCTGACTCACTAGCCGACTTGTTAGAACCAAGCATACGCTTAGCTCTACTTTGTAGACTAGATTTCATACTAGCTGACAACCAGCTACCAGCCTGAGGGATACGTGCGATGGCATTGCGAAGGTGGGGAAGATCGACTTTCCCGTCAGGCCCCTTGTATGGGAAATGACGCAAGGATCTGGGGACTGTCTTTCCATCTCCGTCTTTCTTGCCACCAGGCTGTACGTACAGGAATGCAGAGTCAGGAAGATTGTTCACGAACGCAGTTGACCACACAGCGAACTGCAACTGTGTGTCTGAGTCCAGCTCTTCCCACATCTGCTCAGAGAAGTTGATGGGCAGGACGTTCTTGGCGATAGGGCGATTTGTGAAAGCTCCACCAATCACCACATCTGTGTGAGTCTGCCCTGCGTTGTCCATCCACTCGTCGTCCCACTCAAGGCTAAAATACTTCCACTTCTTGTCCTTGAGTTCCTTGGCTGCATCGTCAGTCAACTCGACACGTGCAAACAAGGAGACATTAGTGGGATCATCGAGAGATGGCCTTACAGCAAACTCCCTGTACCAACCCGATGCCTGGTTTCCCTTCGCACGATCCATTCCGTGATCGAAGTCCGTGCAAATTTCCTGACCTCGTACATTCGAGGCGAAGTTCTGTACGAACTTGTCTAGCTTGGCCTTGTTAATCTCCACAGGCCCGTACTGAGGCGTGTGGTAGATCCGTGCAGGCAACGCTTCGATCCAGATTTCGTTACCCCCATCCAGAGAGGGGGTTTCAACTACCGAGGCTTCTAACATAACTAATCCACTTCACCTCCTTCAAGTAGAAGCCAGTTACCCACATCGTGTACTCTGTCCCACAGTTTTCGATGAGGTAGATATCCTGCATCATATTGACTTCCAAGATATGATACAGTCTCCCGTTCTTTACGAAATACCTGTTACGACGCGCTTTAGCTTTCGCCAGCGGCGTCTTGGTAGTAACCCCAGCACAGGGAGTGTCCTCGACGTGTGGTGTGTCGTCACTAGCTTGTGCCTGAGGGTGGGACGCCAACGTTACCAGTCCTCGTGACCGTTGGGATATTGCCCTTCTGACCCTTTCCATTTCCTGCTTGTTGACGCGCAGTTGCGGCGGCAGCTCTAGCCATTCCTTGTGGTGTTTGTCCATTCGCGCCAGCACCTTGGTAAATATCTTCTCTGATCTGCTCCCGTGTGGGCGGTTGCATGACTGGTGCATTCGGGTTCTTGTGAGGCATGTCAAACGTGTCTCTAATCCAATTCTCAGTTTCAAGATCAGGTGAGAGGCCACCCTGACTAAAGAGATTAGCCAACGCAGCACCAAGCATTTGAAGATCACGAGTCTCACCAATGTTCCTGACTTTGAGAGCTGGATAGTTGTTGGTGGGAAAGTTCCACACGACAAGCTCAGGGATCAGATACATGTTGAACATTTGAGCGATCCAGTTAGCCAGGTACTTCATCGCCTTCATGAACATATCTGACCCTGTGCTTGCCGTGTTGCGCCCCCCACCTCCCTGCAACCCAAGAACCATGAATTGAGCCAAGACATTCAGCATCGTCATCACGTTGTGGTGCTCCGCGGATTTGATGACGTCTACTGGTCTACCTGATAGCTCAACGAAGTCAACTTCAATTGTGGGCGTCTGAATGATGAAGCTTTGTTCGTTAGTCCTCAGGTTTGCGAGCATCGTGCGGAGAGCAGCTTTGTCGTCTGGTTTAGCACCAGGCAACACTTTTCCTCGTGGCACACCGATACCGTGTCTCTCTTTTTGCACGGCGTCAATCTTGTAGAGATGAGTCTTGTAGTACCAGTGGGGATATGCTGTACGTAGAATACTGCGACCAGTCAGATCACCGCCCTTCTTGTTGTACGGGAAGATAATGATCTTCTCGATGGGCAGGGTAACTTCCTTGTTCGTCCCATCTGACTGAATCGCATTCTGCAAGACCTGTGTGGGGCCACCGTTGTTGTCATAGATGATCTGACTGACAGTGGGCGCAGGTCTAACACCGAGCTTCTTGAGCATGGTGTACACACGTGTGTTTGCTCCCTTAGCCGAGGGTGACCATTCTCTGTTCTCATACACTTTCTCGATGACAGAGAAGCCATCCTCACACATGTGAAGGATCTCTTCCAGCGTATTCAGCAGAGGCGCGCTGAGTCCCTTAGCCAAGTTTTCCCAGATGAACTCAGCGATCAGCTGATCTTGTGGGCTATCCGAGTAAGGCTCGACAAAGAACTCAGCCGCCAGGATCGGCGTCTTAAGGATACGCAGGGAAGCATCGACTCCCGCGTCTTGCATCATTCTGTTGTACGTGAGAGTACGCTGATACTGTGTGGTCAGCTCAGGTACTACATCAATGATGCGGTTAGGCTGGTTAGAGCCAAGCTCGCTATCCAGGTTGGGCCGTGGGATCTGCGCTAGTGCAGTTTTCCCAGCCTGGATCGTAGTAGTGGTTTTCAGGTTTTGCTGGATAGCTTGACCTGAACCAGCTACAGCAGGCTTCTTGGCTTTGCTCTTTCGTGGAATAAGTGGCATAAAATTCTCGGGGGGTTGGCACTAAGTTGAGGTGGTAGCCAGCTTTGACAGCAACCGCTACCCTCTTGGCAGTTTTTCGTTTTTCGCACAGTCAGCTAGTTCCCGACACACCCTCCTCGCGCAGGCTAGTTATTGGCTAGCCATTAGCTTTAGCTGCGTCCTAGGTTGTGGCTCACAGCCTTACCAGATCGTCCACTATAACGCTGCTGGTAAGCTTGAAGAAATCCTCTGCTTCGGAACCCTCGTAAGGCTGGTCGAGTGTATCCTTAAGAGAGATGTTCGCGCCTGACACGTAATGCGGCCCAATGAAGTAGCGCAATGCGTCGGCTGCGTGGTCATCTACCTTATGCTGGATATTCCCATCTCCTGCAAGTTCTTGCAGGTCTTGCTTCGCCTGGCGGGCTTGTTCTTTCACATGCAACTGAGTAAGCTGACGAATCAGGTTAGTGCAGGAATGATGGATACGCACCTTGTCAGCCTTAAGAAGCCGTTTAAGTTCTTCTACGGCCAGATTCCACGACGTATCGACAAACGCTGGATATCCGATGGTGAGGGCAAGTGTAGCTGCCTGGTCGGCCCCACGAGGATCGCCCCACAAAGCGTCAATATGATACCCAGGGGGGTTGTTCCTGCCGAGCAAGTACATGCCGTGTTCGTGAGTGGAGAGGTATGACTTGTAATATTCCCGCCATACGGTAAAGGAGTCATCGGGATGGATTTGGATATCTAGGCACACAAACGGGTTGCTGAACCCGTAGTCGAAAGCCAAGACATTGCCATGTGAGGGATTGAACCGATATGGGCCGGTTTCGGGCTTAATGACGTGTCTTTTTGGATCAAACTCCTCATAGATGACTCCAGCCATCGTTGTGAAGTCAGCACCGTACTCCTGATCGAACCAATGCTTACTGGCAAGCCGCTTAACACGCTGTATCTCAGCATTCTCGTAACCACCAGGGAATCTTACGGTATTTTCCCACGTTGGGAACTGCCAACTGGCGTATTGTGCTAATCCTGTGGCGAGTTCAGCGGTGTTGCTGGAAAATAACTGGCTCTCCTGACCCAGAAGCCAGAGTCCGTGGTACCAGTTATATCCTTTAGGGGTAGATGGAAAGTCACAACTACCGAGTAGGTCGGATAGTGCTGGTTCCACATACTGCTCCCAAGTGGCCCTATCGTGGCGTGCCGCTTCTGACATAATCGCATGTGATAGTCCTTCTCCTAGTAGTGTGTCTGGTTTGTCAGCAGAGACTACTTCGATGTGGGAATTCCAGGGAGTGATGATGTACATGGTTCCCTGGTGGACTGAGTAGCCCTTGCGACAATACTTCATGAGTCCAAGCTTGGTGTAATCCTGGAATACAACACGAAACTCTTTCTCACCAAGCTTGTAGGTTGGCCCGACAATCCAGTTGTAGCTATCGGGGAT